GTTGAACACACCATGGAACTGCTGAGAAAATGATACGCGACGCTATTATGGTGCTGTTGGCCATAGTGCTGGCCATTGCCATGTTTGTTTATATTGTTTGGTCGCATTCACAACAACCCCAGGTGCGAAAGATTGACTGCACATGGAGCGAAATCTCCCCCGACTTTACCCCCGCCATGCGCGAAGCTTGTAGAAAGGCCCGACAGCAATGACCATGCATCTTTGTGGACCTGCCCTGACTCTCACGGGCAAGAAAAAAGGCAAGTTCAAATTTCGCAATGCCGAAGAAGCTCGCCGAGCTCGTGAGCTGGCAGCAGACTGGGAACAGCTAAAGAACCGATGGGCCGTGCCTGCGCCCACACGCCGACGCAAACCTGTTGAACCGTTGTCTGGCAACTATCAGCTGACCACTCCGCCAGGTCGTGAGACCACTCAGCACTTGCCCAGTGTGGACACAGGTGGTCCGCATGTGACTGGTCGAGCAGTCAAGGTTTACACTGGTACCAAGGTGCTTGGTGTGACTGTTGTTCACAAGAGTTGTTTACAGCCAGTGTTTAGCCAACAAGAAGCAATCGATGCCGCCAAAATGCGTCGTGGCTAACACATCTAAATCTAGGTTTATTGTGGCTGATCCTGCTGTGGCCTTAGATTTTGGACACAGTGGTATCATTATACTCAGTGACATTGGTTTTTGGAATGAACATTTTGACCAACTACAAACCTGGTGCAGGGACAACGGAGCCGAGCAACAAGGCATGACTGTAAACGTACCCAATGAACAAGTTATGACACTGTTTTGTCTCACATGGGCATGAAACCGCAAACTCTATGAATCTACCCCCAATCAATTACACTATAATGTCTAGCCAAGCATGGGAACAACAAGAAGTGGTGCGTCTGCTGCGAGGAGCGCCGGGCACACAGTACCAAGAAGCCGATGATGCCAACAAGGCCATCATACGCGACTGGGTACGCAGTCTGCTACAAAAACAACCTGTCACGGTGACTTTTGTCAAGGCCGATAATACTGTGAGAGACATGAAATGTACCCTGAACTGGGACTTCATACCTGCAGACAAACTGCCCAAAGGTTCGACCAACGGGTCAATCGATGATATAGTGCGTGAATCAAAATCTCGTCGAGAGCCAGACCCGCACAGCCTGCGTGTGTTTGATCTTGAACTCCAGGAATGGCGCAGTTTTAAGTTTGAACGACTACAGAAAATCACAGCCGAACTCTCTTTTTCATAATTACTAGTAGAAATGGCCAAAGAAGAAACAATTCAGCTGGAAGGCAAAGTGGTGGATGTGCTGCCCAATACCATGTTCAGGATAGAATTACCCAACATAGCAGCACCAGTGATTGGATATATTTCAGGTCGCATGCGCAAAAACGATATCAAAATACTGCTGGGAGATCAAGTGTTGATTGAATTCAGTCCATACGATTTGACCCGCGGACGCATTGTAAGAAGACGATGACAGACCTTTGGTATTGTACTGCGCCATTTAGACAAGTATACATCGACAATAATGGAGTATCTCCTTGTTGTAATTTTCAACGGTATCAAGTCAATCTTGATACATGGTACAGCAGCTCTACACTCAAACAAATACAAGATCAGTTTCTTTCAGGTCAAAAACCCAGCCAATGTTCTGCTTGTCTAAAAGATGAACAGAGTGGTCGTCAAAGTCTTAGAACAGAAAATAATAGAGATTATCAAAATCAGATCTTTAGAGACACAACGATGAACTTTGTAGATTACAGAGCCAGCAACATCTGTAATTTCAAATGCCGTAGTTGTAGTCCAGCATTTAGCAATGGTATTGCTCGAGAAACTGACAACTCGCAAACACTGAAGAAGTTTTACATTCCAAAATCAGAAAAAGTTGCTCGAGTTGACCACAACAATTTTGAGTACGTGATTAAAAATCTTGATCAAGTTGATAGATTGATGTTTACTGGTGGTGAGCCCACTAAAATGCCCGAAGTGCGAGCCATGCTGGAAGAAGTGATCAAACGGGCTGGTCATCGAATAGGAATTTTGATCACCACTAATGGCAGCTTCACAGACGCATTTTGGTATGACTTGGTGAGCAAAATTGACAATCTTCATTGGACTTTGAGTCTTGATGCTGTGGGTCAGGCAGCTGAAATAATAAGACATGGCACACAGTGGTCAGTGGTTGAATCCAATGCTCGGTGGTTGAGCAAACACGCAGCCAGTTTTACTGTGAATACAGTGGTTACCAATCTCAGTTTACTACAACTCAAACCCTTGCTTAAATTTGTAAAAGATCTCAAACAAAACTCAAATGGCCGCAACGGCTGCGAACATCATTTTCATGTGAGTACCAAACCTTACTATCTAGCAGCAGATAATTTGAGTCCTGAACTGCGCAAATTGGCGCAAAGTTACGTTCAACACTGTAGGGCCAGCGGCGATTGGTTAGAATCACAGGCCGATATGTTGAGATCTTTGGATAATCTATTGGCGGCATCAACTTTTAGTCCAGAGCTTTGGGCCAAGTCAATGGAATTTAATCAAACACTGGATCAGATTCGACAAGAATCACATTGGAGTTTGTTTGATCCTGATCGTACATAAATATTTCTATGAGAGATCACATCAACATTGTAGAGGCATCAACCAAACCGGCCAAGCTAGAAACCACTCCGCTGCCTTATGCCACCGACGAGTTGGCACCTGTTCTGAGTGCAGACAGTATCAACTATCATTACGAGCATCTAGCCAAAGGCTACGCCAAACGCTACAACGCTGGCGAAGGTGATGCTGATTTCAATCGTGCAGGTAGCTTTTTACACAACAAATTTTTCCCACAACTACAACCACCCAAGGGCACAAATCGCCCCCGGGGTGCTGTGTTGGAACTGATTGAACGCAAATTCAAAAGCTACGAAGCATTTCAAGACGCTGTGAAAGAAACAGCAATGAAAATCCAGGGATCAGGATGGGTTTACTTGAGCACCAGTGGAGAGATTAAAACCATCAGAAATCATGCTGTACGCACAGATATCTGTGTGCTGATTGACTGGTGGGAGCATGTTTGGGCCACGGACTATCAGTGGGAAAAAGAAAAATATCTTGACAACATTTGGCGCATAATCAACTGGGACATTTGTTCAGAACGCTTATGAACATCCAAACCAATGCTGTGAGCAAGCTCAAAGAGCTCATTGCCGAAGAAGGCAATCCTGATCTAAAACTACGCATATTTGTACAGGGCGGTGGTTGCTCTGGATTCAGCTATGGGTTTACATTTGACGAACTCAAAAACGATGACGATTTTGAATTCACAGAAGACTCTGTTGCAATACTGGTTGATGCCATGAGCATGCAGTATCTTGAAGGCGCCGAAATAGACTTCAAAGACGACATCATGGGATCCAGTTTTGTGATCAACAATCCCAACGCAACCAGCACCTGCGGCTGCGGCAGCAGTTTTGCAATTTAGCTATGGTTAGAGTCAGCTTGCTCTGGTAAATACACCAGAGGACAGGTAGCATGACTCAGCAAATAATCAACGTTGGTTCCTCGCCCAATGACGGTTTGGGCGATCCCATACGCACAGCGTTTATAAAAACCAACGAAAATTTCACAGAATTATACGCCACTGGCGGTGTAACTGGCATTGCCAACGGTAACAGCAACGTAATCATTCCTGCCGCCAACGGCAATGTCACAGTCAGTGTAGATGGAGTGAATAATGTTGGTATTTTTACCAGCTCTGGTGCAAACTTTTTGGCCATGACCACATCGGGTAATGTTACTGCTGTTGGTAACATTTCTGCCACTTATTTTTTGGGCAACGGTGCTTTTCTAACTGGTGTCACCGGCGGTGGCGGCGGATCAACTGGTCCGCAAGGTCCGCAAGGTCCGCAAGGTCCAAGTGGATCTGCTGGCGCAACTGGACCGCAGGGTCCAGCCGGTGCTTCTGGTCCGCAAGGTCCGCAAGGGCCCACTGGAGGTGCTGGCGCAACTGGACCACAAGGCCCACAAGGCCCACAAGGCCCACAAGGCCCAATTGGACCAGTAGGGGCACAAGGACCACAAGGCCCACAAGGCCCACAAGGGCCCAGTGATGCGTACACTACTACCAGTTCTACAA